GGACGGTCACATCGCCGCCGAGATGGGCAAGCGCCGCCGCGCCTGCGTGCTCGACTGGGACGTGGTCCCGCCCGAGGGCGCCGACGCGGCCGAGAAGAAAACCGCCGCCAAGCTCGGCGAGCTGCTCATGGAGATCCCGGACTTCGAGGACATGGTCTTCGACCTCACGGACGCCATCGGCAAGGGCTATGCCTGCCTGGAAATCGAATGGCACCAGGTGGAGGGCTCCTGGGTGCCCAAGAGCATCACGCATCGCCCGCAGTCCTGGTTCACGCTGCACCGCGGCTACCGGCAGGAACTGCGCCTGCGCAGCAACACGGTCGTGGATGGCGTCATGGGCGACCCGCTGCGCCCCTTCAACTGGATCACCCACATCCACAAAGCCAAGAGCGGCTACCTGGAGCGCGCGGCCCTGTTCCGCCAGCTCGTATGGACGTATCTGTTCAAGAACTACAGCGTCGGCGATCTGGCCGAGTTCCTGGAACTGATCGGGGTGCTGCGCCTGGGCAAATACCCGCCCAACGCCAGCGACAAGGAGAAGGGCACGCTGCTGCGCGCGCTGGCCGCCATCGGCCACAACGCCAGCGGCATCATCCCCGAGGGCATGCTGATCGAGTTCCACAACGTGGCCCCCGGCGACCCCAAGGCGTTCCAGGCCATGATCGACTGGTGCGAGCGCAACCAGTCCAAGGTGATCCTGGGCGGCACCCTCACCAGCGGTGCCGATGGCAAGGCCAGCACCAACGCTCTCGGCAACGTGCACAACGAAGTGCGCAAGGACCTGCGCGACGGCGACATCCGCCAAGCCAACACCACGCTCACGCGCGACCTGGTGTTCGCCGTTGCCTCGTTCAACGGCCTTGCGCCGGGCGGCCTGCGCCGCTTGCCGCAGTTCCGCCTCAAGACGCAAGAGCGCGAGGACCTTACCGCCTTCAGCCAGGGCCTGCCGCCGCTGGTCAACATGGGCGTGCGTCCGCCAGTCTGGTGGGTGCATGAGCGCCTGGGCATTCCCACCGCCCAGGGCAATGAGCCGGTGCTGATGCCGCAACAGCAGACACCGCCCGGCGCGCTGCTCCCGGCCGTGGCCGCCACCACTGCGCCCATCCCCGCGCCCACCGCCCCCGGCGCGCTACCGCCCCCGGCCCAGATGCAACCCCGCCTGGCGAACAACATGGCGCCAGCCGTCGCCGGCTGGATCGACGATGTGCGCGACCTTGTCATGCGCGCGCAGTCGCTCGCGGAAAGCCATGACGAATGGCGCGTCGGTGTGTTGCTCTACCAGCGGGCCGTGCCGTGACCGGCCAAAGAAAAGAGCCAGCACGGCGCCACACGCTGGCTCCCTCCGGGCGTAGGGTCGGTGGACCTGGCGCGGCCTTCTCGCCCGATGAGTTGCACCCATTGTAGGAGATTGACATGGCAGGCACGCGCCTCACATTCGCCGTAGACAAGGCCGAGCTGGAGCGCCTGCGCGTCTTCATGGACGAGCAGGCCGCCCGCGATACCAGCGGCCTCATGCCGCGCTTGGGCGAATACTTACTGGAATCCACGCAAAAGCGTTTCAAGGATCAAGTCAAGCCCGACGGCACCAAGTGGGCCGAACTGAACGAGCGCTACGCGCGGCGCAAGAAATACAACAAGGACAAAATCCTCACACTCCGGGGCTACCTGCGCAGCTACCTCAGCTACCGCATACCCAACCCGCAAACCCTCGAACTGGGCAGCAACCAGAAATACGCCGCCATCCACCAGCTTGGCGGCACCATCGAGCAGCTCGCCCAGTCGCGCAAGGTGCGCTACCGCAGCGTCGCAGGCCGCGTGCTGTTCGCCAAGGCCAAGCACGTGCGCGGCGTCGCCGAGCGCTGGGTGGCACGCGGCGCCTACCAGGTCAAGATTCCCGCGCGCCCATTCCTGGGCATCAGCACGGCGGACGACCAGGAGATTCGCGAGATCATTCTCGACTGGGTCGTAGGCCGCAAATAGTGTCCTGGTTCCCAATACTTTGAGAGCCCGCATGCCGACCATGACGGCATGCCTTCCCCGAACACCCACCGTAGCGCTGTAGCCGTCGCCGCCTGCACCTTTGCCGTGCAGGCGGCGGGCGCGGGCGCCGGCCTCATGCGCCGGGTGCAGTACTTCCCGGCCGGCGAGTTCCGCTCCGGCGACGTGCGCCCCGCGGACGTGCCGGCATGGCGCATCGACGCGGCCAGTGCCGCGCGCGTGATCGAGCGCTTCAACGCCCGCATGGCGCGCAAACCGCTCGTCGTTGACTACGAGCACCAGTCTCTGCACAAGGAAAAGAACGGCCAGCCCGCGCCCGCTGCTGGGTGGCCGAAGTCCCTGGAATGGGTCGAAGGCGAGGGGCTGTTCGGCACGGTCGAGATGACGGCCCGCGCCGCCGCTGCCATCGACGCCAAGGAGTACCTCTACTTCTCCCCCGTCTTCGCCTATTCGCCGGCAGACGGAACCGTCCTCGAAATCCTCATGGGCGCGCTCACCAACGACCCCGGCATCGAGCGCATGCAGCCGCTTTCCCTCATGGCCGCCGCCACGGCGGCTTTCCTCCCGTCCCTCGACCAACCCCAGGAGCACCCCGTGAATCCTCTGCTCAAGGCCTTGCTGGCCGCCCTCGGCATGCCCGAGACCACCACCGAAGAGGCCGCCACCGCCGCGTTGACGGCCCTCGGCCCGCTGCAGCCCCTGCAGGCCCGCGCCAGCGTGGCCACGGCCGCCTGCACCGCCCTGCAGCTTCCCGCCGACGCCTCGGCCGAGGTCATCACCGCGGCCTGCACCAGCCTGCGCACGGGCCAGGCCGACCCCGCCAGGTTCGTGCCTGTGGAAACCGTCACGCAGCTGCAGAGCCAGATTGCGGCGCTGACCGCACGCCAGATGGCGGCCGACGTGGACGCCCTGGTCAAGCCCGCGCTGGCCGACGGCCGCCTGCTGCCCGCCATGGAGGACTGGGCACGCAACCTGGGCAAGACCAACGTGGCCGCGCTCACCTCCTACCTGGCAGCGGCCCAGCCCATCGCCGCGCTGACCGGCACGCAAACGCAGGGCCTGCCCCCCAGCGGCACCGCCAAGGGCGACGCGCAGCTCTCGGCCGCCGAGCTGGCCGTGTGCACTGCCATGGGCCTGACGCCCGAGCAATACAAGGCCGGCGCCGCCGCCATCGCCACCTCGGCCGCCGCCTGACCCCGCAACCCAAGGAGCCACAGCCATGGCAGCACTCACCCAAGACCGCAACACGC